ATATCTCCAACTGCAACATCAGCAACTTCTTCATCAACGCAGTTAGTAGTAAAGATATCTCCAATATTAGTCTTAAAAAGACGTGGAGTCATAGTAGAACCATCAGGCATTAATTCGCCATAAGTGAAGTTAGGTACTCCAGTAGCGTAAGCCTCTTGAGTTCCCTCACGGAAAGCTTCACCTGAGAAATCCATAACTTTATTAATCTTAGAATCATGCTGTCCGATAGGAGAATAAACTCTAGTATTGAAAGTATCGCGAATCATTGCGAAATCTTCAAAAGTTTCGCGTTCTCTGTAAAGATTGACTTCATTCAATACAAGCATCCATTCGCCTTTGCTTTCACCTGCGGATCCAGAGTCACCTTTTACAGTAGAAGTACCAAAAGTTACTACGCCATGTGCGTAGTCGTACTTAGCGAACATTCCATTTTCAAGTACTTCAATAGAAGGATCAGCGGGTAGCTGAGCATAAATTTGACCAGTAAATTGCGCAGATAGGTGATTAGGTTCAACCTGGCCATATCCACGAGCAACATATTTAGCCTTACTTAATCTTTGAGTAGCCATGTTTAAATATTCCTCCTCAATTATTATAGATTCTTTTCGGTTTCTTGTACAGCCTTAATCCATGCAGGCACTCCATCATAAGTAGAGCCTGCGGATTGAAGATTAAAGAGCAAATCTTGTCCCTCTGTTTGAGGAGCGGCCTCTTCTTTCTCTGTTTCCTGAGAAAGACCGAAATTAACTTTATTTCTCATTCCAATAACAGCAAGCTTAGCTTCAATCTCTTCATAAGAATATTGATCAATATTAGCAACAACATCTGCTTTATCTTCATCAGAGAGCATATAGAAACTATTAATTAAAGTTTCCTTTTTAGCTTTCTCAGCTTGTGCTTTAAAAATACGAAGCGGCTCAATCTCTGCGGTTAAAGTATTATTAGCTTCTTGTAACGCGGCAAATTGACGCTGAAGAGTTGCATAATCGCTCTTTAAAGTCTGATATTCTACGACTTCTTCAAGGTTATACTTTTTACCCTTTTTCTTAGATTCTTCCTCTTCTTTATCTTTGTTGTCAGAGCCTTCTGTATTATCCTCATTTTCTTTAGTATTACTTTCTCCAGATTTGCCCTCTTTATTTTCTTTTGGATCTTCTTCCTCCTTTGGCTTCTTTTCGAAGTCAACTTCTAGAGTTTGATCTTCAGTTACAGGTACAGTCTTATCATTCTCATTCATAGGATTGTTTAACCCTCCTTGTTTAATCATATCTTGCATTAAAGTATACATGGATTGCTTTAATGCTTCGAATTCATCATGTAGAGAGAAATCAGTTCTAAATTGAGCACCTTCAAAACAAGGTTCATGATCCTCTCCAAGAATACATAATTTCTCTATGATTGCTTCATTTATAATGAAAAATCTTCTATGTGTATTAGAATCTTCTGCCCAATTTCCTTTTAAACTTTCTGAATTAAGTTCCATAGATTGATTATTGCCTTTTCCCACGATCCGTTTAGATTCTGGATAGATTCCAGTCCAGATATAGCATTCTGTACAAACATACTCATGGATTTCGCCCTCTTCTTCAAACTTTTGGAACCAAACTTTCGCATTTGGTGGAACAAATCCATAAGCCTTAGTTAAGTCTATATCTTTAAAAGTTTTTGTAACTGGATCATATCCAAAATCTCTGTCATGCGAGCCAAAATCATTAGTTTCAGAATCGTAGCGTCCAACAATAGGCGATCCGGGTAGTTTCTTACCAAGTTCATAAGCTTGGTCTCTATTGATATAGCTGGCATTACGGTTATGGCCTACATAGAAAACTTTAACTTTAGAATATGAAACCAAAGGGCTAACTTGGGTTTGTTCAAAAACCTCGATGGACCCTTGAATTGGAATGCTTGTGTGAACAGCCATTAATTAACCCTCCTTACCCATACTTTCTCTATTAGCGATAGTTTTATCGCTCTTTTGATCATTTTCTTTCTCTGGACGACCCGCGGATTTTTGCTCATTTCCACTGCTATTCTTATTAGCAGCGCGTTTGTCCGCAAGCACTTGCGCGTTCATAGTAGAAGACATCATATTTGGAATCATAATTTCTGACAAATGAAGCACATTATTTTCAAATGTAGCAGATGCAATAATTTCCGATTGAGATTGTCCTAAAGCAACTTGCGGCAAGAATTTAGAGAAACCAATATCAGTGTGCTCTTTAAACATCTTAGATAATTCTTTATAATTATATATAGTTGTTTCTAGAATAGACACGGTAAAATTATAATGATTAGGACGATTAAATTTCTTAACAGCCCTATTAAGCATAGATCGAAATTGATATACTAAATTTCTTAACTTTGCTTCATCGTTTATAATAGATTTCTCAAGTGCGATATTGCCCTCTGCATTAAAAATATTTTGAGAAGAACCATAGTTATTGAATACTGTACGTTCCACACGTTGTAAATCATCTGTTGTAGTAGCAGTATTCTTATCGGCCATATCAGCTACATCAATGTCAGCAAAAGTAGTAAGAACATCGACGCCAGTTGCACGACTAAGCATTTGACAAGCTGTATTATGCAGTTCTTTTGCTTCATCTACATCGAAGATTAAATCTCCATTCTTGTCGATAGGCATTTTCTGAATTAAGATTTTAAGAAGCTTTTGCTTAATTTTCTTGCGGTCAAGTCCTTGCGCGTCATCAAGATCTATGAGATAAGGAATTACATTAACATTAGGTGGAATATCACTACCGCCAAAATTAAATTTTATGCCAACTCCTGCATCTAACATATACCATCCACTTTTATCGCCTGGGTAATCTCCTGGGAGTTTACCTTCTTTGTAAAGAATATATGCTTTTTGGATATCTTTAGGAAAAGCTTGAAGAACACGAATTCTTTGTTGCGGAACAGGGAATGCCATATCGAAGAATGCCATATTTAATTCAACTATTGGAGTTGTTCCACTGAAAAAACGACTACGACAGTATTCAGCCGGCAATTCCTGGATAGCAAAGCGAGTACCCATATCTAATAACATCCCATAATAGCAACCATTAATCATAATTTTTAATGCTATATTATCTAAAACAAGTTTTATTTCAGAATGATCTAAATATTGAAGCACTTTACTGTAATCCTTTAAAAGCTTGCTTGTATTACCATCTTTTTCTTGATATACTGTAACGCACCAATCATAGCGATAAAGTAGTGCCATATACTGACAAAAATTTTGATACATACCACTAATATTATAGAAAGCAGAAGAAATATCGCGCAATGTAGAATAATCAGCTTTTTCTATCGCTCTTAAAATATAAGCTTTATCGCCATAGTTTTTATTAACTTTGCGCAAAGTACCTAAATCTATAACAGCATCTTCTACATATTTTATACCAGCTTTTAATTTTGCATAATCGTGAGATATGTACTCATATTCATGCAAATTTTCCTCATCGGCACCTGCCGCAATTATATTAAATCCTTTACTATGAATATACTCTTGTTTTCTATCTCTCAAAATCTCACCTCCTATAATTAATAACCTGCTCGTTCCATGATATAATCATAGGTAATGAGATTTTCGTCAGTATATGGAATTTCTATCAACGTAACATGATTTTTTGCACACCATCTACGTTTTAGAGTATCATTAAATTGTTGTTGATAAAAACCTTTACTGCCTCCAAATTTGCTTACTGGTTGATAATGTTGTTTACCTTGATATTCAATAAGAAAATCAAGATTTCCATCATCATCCAGTACGGCAAAATCAAATCTAAGAGCACGTCCATTGGGACTACAAAGTCCGGGGATTTCATATTCTTCGACAAAATTCATATCATTTTGAGAAAGAATCCCTTCAATTTTAATTTCTCCACGACTAGCTCTCAATTATATCACCTCAATTACCTTGGTGTAAAGAACATAAAATCTGAAATTTTTTTATGACGACGATTACGTTTTTTATCTTCTTGAAGCTTGATGTAGTATAATCCATATTCAAAAGCAGAGAATTTATCTTTTTTAATTCCTCTATTTGCTTGTTTTAAAATAATATTAACTCCCTCATGTTCTTCACGTAAATTATTCATCTCATCACCTAATATGGAAGTTAGGGTAAATGGTTTTAAATATTCTGCCCGTTCTTCTGGTCTCATTTTCTGTCCTATACGAGTAGCCATCAATTTCATCTTGGCTGTTCGTTCATCAATTAAGAATTTTATTTTTCCTGATCTAAGTTGAGATTGAACATTAGCATGAGCTTCTGAGTTAATAGGTGCATTAGCTTTAATAAGATACATAGCATTCTCTTCAGTGATATCCGTTTTGAATTTTTTATAGAAACCTTCATCGTCATTTTCTACACCAAAATCCGCAAGAATTTTTTCTCCATAGGTATCTACTTGAGATTCCACCATATAATCCACTAATCCCATTCCGATACCGTTAGCATCAATTACTACTGTTTGCGCATTATATCTATAATAAAGTTTCTTAATAAAAATTGCTTGATCTTTAAAATGCTCATTTGACATCGTAAAAATATTAACAAGAGACTTGAATGATGGACCTTCTGGTTGCGGGTTAACTTTAATGACACAAATAACAGTGTCGCATCCTTTACGCCCAACGTCTACAGATAAAATATAATAACTCTTAGGTCCTGATTTCCCTGACCATTCTTTTTCAGGTAATTGCAATCTACGACTTCGATTAAATGCTTCGCCGTCAAAGAAAGCGTCTTCTACAGTACCACTCCAAATAGAATTATATTCTCTATCAAATGCGGCTTCATTAAACGTTCCATCTTGTTTTAAGTCTGATATAAAATTTTCGTCTAGTAATTTAACTAATACAGGAATCTTATAAGTACCACCCATGATAAAAGCTTTTTCGGGTTGGATAATCATCCAGATAAGAAACTGAATCAATTTTTCGTAAGCGAAAGTTCCTTTATATCCAGCAGTAGTTACAAAATTCTGTGATTTATTTAAACTTTCTTCTGGATGTCTTGAACCATCCATACACTGTCGAGAAACATTCATTGTAGGAATAATAACCTGAGATAGAATATCTCCATCGACACCAACGCATTCTTCTACCAATCCAGCATGTCTACGTTTACCACGAGAAGATTCGCGCGCAGCAACATTGTCAAACCATGAACCATTTTTAAAGATATATTTACAATAATCTTTACCCTCTTGAGAGGCATCTTGCCCTCTACCCCATTTAATTTCTCTCTTAAAAGCGGGAATTAAGGTACAAATTTCTTGCACTTTTTCTTTAATAATTTGCGCTGCCTGCTCTTTACCACCAGAAGTAACAAATAAATGCGCGCCAGGATATAAAATACATTGTATCATTAATGCTAATACCGAAAGGAATGATTTTGAATACGCGCGGGGGAATACCATATATGTATATTTATATCGCATGACACAGCGCAAGAAAAGACGTTGATAGA